CCGTAAATTTGTAATCGGGGTAGATCGTAGTAAAATGAAACTATTTGATTTACAACAAAACGCTCAAACAGGTTTGGTCGGTAGTGGTATCCCAGATGCNTTGCCGTCCTCAGTTGACCCACCAGTAACTCGTAAAAAGGANATNAGAGAATGGGTAGTATAAAAGAAGTTCATCACAACNNCGAAAATAGTGTTACTTGGTTTATTTTAGTATGTGGTATTCTATGGTTTTTCTTTCGTGGGGATCCCGACATCACCGATTCTATTCACGATTTAATTCTTGCTTGTATTGAATATGTCAAATTTATCACTGGACCGTAAATACATATCTCTTGTCTCCGGGCAACTAGATAAGTTCACACAAAAATCACCGACAACCGCAATTTGCCGGTGCCCTATTTGTGGCGATAGTAAACGATTACAAAAACAAAACACGTATTTTACTTCTACACTAGAGAACAAAATATGATGGTATTCTGNCACAATTGCCAGTACTCAACATATTTTAGNAATTTTCTAAAACGNATTTCNCCTACTCTGTATAAAGAATATGTAATGGAGAAATTTAAGAAACCCGACAAACCATCTTTACAAGTTNTAGAACCACCGAAAACCGATCTTGCTAAAAAGTTTCGGACGNTTGAACTTCTACAAGATTTGTCTTGTGTAGAACAATTACCTGACAACCATATTTGCGTAGAGTTTTTACGGAACAGGGGCATCCCGAAAGAGTATTGGGACGACCTGTACTATATCCGTGATTTCAAGTCCTGGGTATCCAAAATGGATCCTGATAATTCTCAGAATGACAAAAATTTTAAAGATGACGAAAGGTTGGTTATCCCATTTTTCTCTGAGGATCGTAGTGAGATTGTTTACTTTCAGGGACGGGCTCTTGACCCCCAAAACCCAATACGGTATTTGTCGGTGAAACCTATTCGCCCAAGCAAAGGCACAGTTTGGTTCGGAATGGACAGAATTGATCCTACCAAGACAGTGTATATTTGTGAAGGCCCTCTGGATTCCTTGTTTGTCCCAAATTGCCTTGCGTCTGGGAGTGCCGCACTTATCAAAGAACTCCCACTAAATTTAAAACACGAAAACTGCGTAGTTATATTTGACAATGAGTGTCGTAACGCAGAAATTTGTAAGTTGATAAAAAAACGATTAAAAAGGGTTTTCCTATATTTTTGTGGGATAAAAACACCCTTGGTAAAGATATAAACGAGGTTTTTCTCTATGGAATGTCCAAAGAAAAAATTTTGCAAACTATTCAGACCAATACATTCTCTGGTCCTGAAGCACTTTTGAGGTTTAACGAATGGAAACGATGCTAGAACAAAAATTGGACCAAATACATCAGATGATGGACTTTATTCCGGAACTGTATGAGGTAAAATGTGATTATTCTAAATGTGATGATTATCCTATATTAAATAAATGGGCAAAGGCAAGAGATGACTCTTTCCTGTATTATAACAGAAAAACAGAGGGAGTGGTCTTTATCGCACAATCATATAATGGGCACAACGGGGATTCCTATGACCGAGTAGGTGCCGAGATGAGTATCTATGCTATCACTTCTGCAATGATGGATATGATCTATAACAGAATGATAGAACTTGTGAAAGCCCANAACAGCTCAAAATCCGGCATCAAGAACAACAACAAAGTAAAACCGAACAAAATAAAAAAATCTTAGATGACGCCGGTTTGTCTTTCATCCATCCATAAATAAAGAGTGAGGTTTATTATGAGTTCAGAAATTAAAAGATTACACGAACTGCGANAAATATTACATGAAGCAGATAGAGAATATTATGTAGAAGCTGATCCTTCACTTTCTGATTATCAATATGATATGTTGATGAAAGAGTTGATTGGTTTGGAAGAAAAACATCCAAAAGAGTATAGTAAAAGCAGTCCGTCCCAAGTTGTCGGTGGTGGGTTTTCAGAAAGTTTATAATTATGTCAAAAGAATTTTACCCCGGTATTGGGCAAGCTGTTGCGGAAAGAACTATCCTCAGAAAAATTGGTGATCGGTGGGAGACTTGGGGAAGAGGTCTCCCGCCGTGTCGCCTTGGGGAATACACTTCTATCGTCCAAGAACAGCACCAAGGAATATGAAGTATTACAAAAACATATTAGTAACGCTACTATCCTTATGAGTGGTCGGCACTTACAACACGGAGATGAAACTCAACCCGAAAGGACAATGGAAGTATTCACAAACTGTTCTACTGCTTCTATGTCCTTTCTTGAGTTTCTGCTGTTGTTGTCGGGTTCGGGTGTCGGTCGGTGTTATGATGATGATATGATGATTACTGATTGGGATAATGCCCCGTCATTGCGTTGTGTATTATCNGATACACATCCGGATTATGACCTTTCAGCACACGAATCAGTACGAGATGCCCGGCACAAATACGGCAACGGCCGGGGTGTTCTATGGCATGTGGTTGATGATAGTAGAGAAGGATGGGCAAAGGCATTAGAATGCTGGGAAAAGGCCGCCTTTGAGAAAATNCATAAAGACAAAATGTTTATCCTTGACTTTTCTAAGGTCCGAGAAAAAGGGGCACCCATTAATGGGATGCAGGGAAGACCTGCTTCGGGGCCCATTCCGTTGATGAACGCATTTAACAAAGCCCGGTCACTCAAGGGTGCCAATCTGGATCCTTGGTTGCAGACAATGTATATTGACCACTACTTTGCAGAATGTGTCCTTGTTGGTGGTGCCCGTAGAGCCGCACGAATGGCAACGAAAACCTGGCGGGATGAATCTGTCATTGATTTCATTACGATCAAACGACCCATAGAATATAATGGATACTCTTTGGATGAAATCATACAATACAGAAAAGATCATGTAGCCCATCCCTATGGTTTTCTGTGGTCCTCTAATAACTCTGTAACAGTAGATCAAGAGTTTTGGGATCGCCTAGAAATTAAAAGAGGTCATCCAAAGTTTAATGATCCTCTCACGGCACATGCCCGAAAGGTATTCCGCAAACTTACACAATCATCCTATGGTGATGGCACTGGTGAACCCGGGATCATTAATCAACATAAACTAGTACAAAACAATGAAGGGTGGGAAGACCTGTTCCGTGGTGATTATGTTGGATCAAAGAAGTATCAAGTAAATATGGATACCCAGATCATGCTCGCCAAGCTTGCCCGAAAGGCAAAGCGAAAGAAGAGTAATATGATAGTGAATCCTTGCGGCGAGATTGCCCTTAATATGTTGGGTGGTTTTTGTGTGATCGCTGATGTAGTTCCTTATCATGCAGAAACATTGGACGAAGGTGAAGAGGCTGTCCGGACAGCAGTACGGGCACTGATCCGTGTGAATACCATGGATTCTATTTATCAACATGAAGTGAAGCGAACAAACCGGATTGGTGTTGGGTTCACGGGTATCCAAGAGTTCGCTGCGAAACATTTTGGGTATGGTTTCTATGACCTCATTGACGAAGAGAAGTCAATGGATTTTTGGCTTACTCTTGACCGATACAACAAAGCGGTCCGTGACGAATCAATCAAGTATTCTAAAAAACTGGGAGTGAAAATACCCCATACCTGTACTACTATCAAACCCGCAGGCACAACCAGTAAACTGTTTGGTCTTACGGAAGGATGGCACCTTCCGAGTATGACACGATATATCCGTTGGGTCCAGTTCCGTAATGATGATCCATTAGTAGAAGATTATCGTGAAAGAGGATATCCATGCAGAGAATTAACACAATATGATGGAACAACAATCGTTGGGTTCCCGACATCTCTGGAAATAAACAAACTCATTGACAACCCGGTCACCGCATCCCAGGCAACACCCGAAGAGCAATACAAATGGATTGAGTTAGGCGAAAAGTATTGGATCAATGGTCTTACTGATGAATCATATGGTAACCAAATTTCATATACACTCAAGTATGATCCAGAAAGTGTGGAGTATAAAGAGTTTAAAGAAATGATGAAAACCCATCAACCGAATATTCGTTGTTGTGCTGTTATGCCTATGGCCGATGTATCATCATATGAATATCAACCCGAAGAGTCTGTCACCAAGGCCAAGTATGAAGAAGTCTGCCAGGTTATACGAGAAACCGTAGAAGATGTGGATTTTGAGCATGTAGGGTGTGCTAGTGGTGCTTGTCCGGTTGATTTTAATAAAAAATAATGTACGGTTAAATTACTTTTTCATATACATAATATATGAGAACATTCATAAGTAGAGTAATAGCAATGACTTTCGTTGTTATCCTTCTTACTACTTGTGCGAGAATCTCCCCGACACCACCGGTTGAAACCTCCCCGCAACCCAAAACCGGGCCCACGGTGTCGGGGTTTTTACTTAAAACCCACGATTTAATATACCCCGACAAAGACAAATACAAATATGTGGTTTCCATTAGAGAAGATAATGGTGTTCTATTAGCGTCGGGGGTTCTCATTACACCAAATTTTGTCCTTACGGCCGGTCATGTTTCTCAAGTTTTAGAAACTGAAACAGACACCAAATTTTATATCAATTATAACAATAACGGCAAACCCGCAAGAGTGGGTNTTGAACGGGTGTGGACTCATCCTGATTACCGTGAAGATCGGATATTNGGAGGAATACACAATGATCTTGGTATCATTAAACTATCTGCCCCAATAACAACTATTCTTCCTGCCCAGTTAAATGATACCAAATATTTGTTGAAGTTCAATCGCCTGCAACCGATAACAACCGTTGGGTTTAGTTTTGATAAAAAGAAATCTAGTAAACCTTTGGTGTTTCGTTATTACGGCACTTTAACTTCTGAACCAGGTAATATGAAATTTCTATGCAACAAAACAAGTATCTGGTATGGCGATTCTGGTGGTGCCGTCATAATGCACGGCAAAGTAGTGGGTATAATGAGTTCCTTTTTGGTTATAGATAATACTGCATTAGAGAATTCTGCAACGAGAGTAGATANATATGACGAATGGATCAAAAACACAATGCTCAGTTGCAGGAATTGATTATTCAATAACTGGTCCGGCAATTTGCACTTATACTGGATTTCNTNGCGACTTTTGTTTTCAACANTGTCGCATCTTTTATTTAACAAAAACAAAAAGTATGAAGGGCATTTTAAACCCAACATCAAAGGAATGCCTTTCTTGGATTATACATCCGAAGAAGAGCGGTTTGACCAAATATCCGCCTGGGCAAATCGTAAAGTAAAAACAGTAAAAAATATTCTATTAGAAGAGTATGCTTTCGCTGCGACAGGTAGGGTATACCATATTGGTGAGAATACCGGGTTGCTCAAACATAAACTGTGGGCGAATAAGAAAAACTTTGTTACGATTGCCCCGACTGCACTCAAGAAATTTGCCACAGGCAAAGGGAATGCCAGTAAGGATGGGATGTATCTGGCATTCGTCAAAGAAACCGGAATCAACTTAAAAACGGTTCTGGGACAGACTGAAAAGTCCCAGAACCCGAGTTCAGATATTATTGATGCCTTCTATTTGTGCAAGTATTTATTATTGCAACGGAGTTGATGGACCGGGTTTCTTAGTCGGTGTTTTTGTGGGTTCAACCGGTTTAAGTATAACAGGACCAGCTGGAGTGAGTGGCGTAGTAGATTGAATGGGTTTCAATCCAGCCATTTTAGCTATAACATTATAAGATTCTCGTTCACTCTCTTCTAACCAATCAGGCACATCAGCCGGATCCATGCCTCTGGGACCAGAGCCGAAATCTTCCCAGTTTACTCGTTGCCGATTCCAGAACATAAACCCATCAATGAAATTATTATTTACGACAGTGTTATATGCGTATTTAAGGTGCTTAGTAAATTCTTCTACTGGGATTGGTGTATACCCATACAACCGGTTTCCGTTGTGATACATTCGCCAAATAGCTGGGATGACTGTCTTATGATAAGTAAGAGCAATACGCATCATTTCTTCTACCGAAGTTTTTTCCAAATCAGCATCAATCCATAACCGATCACCAGATGCGTTGAAAGCATCATCTTTATAGTGGTCGTAAATTGATGGTTGTAAGAAATCTACA